ATGTCCCAAACCACGTAATACCCTAGTAGTCGCAAAGTCGGCGACACCCCCAGGATCCTTCGTGTTGAAGGGGAAAGATGTGATTCTCAATGCACTCCTGATCTCAGACGCACCACCTGCACGTTGAAAGATCCTAATTGGATCAATTCCACTTTGCATCACCACATCTCCTTCCCTCACAAATGAGACAAACTGCTTGAAACGAGGATCCCATCTTGTCTGCTCCATTTGCATTATCCATCTGGCGGAATCCATGTATTTATTCCAATCCTCAGGATCAGTCCACCGCTCGTAACTCATCATTCCATTGAGAGCTCGAAATGGCGACCTCACTCCACGACTCTTTCCTTGTACCTGATAATCTAAGGAATGCCACCGTTGTAGGAAGTGGGCCGATCGCGGATGGATCCACTGCTTTTCGGGATTTGTTTCCAACCCCAGCTCACCAGTAAGCTCAGATAACCGATTAGGAGTAAGACGGCTCGCAAAGAGGTACACAGCATCATCCCCTAACACTTCGTACCCCACCAACTGAACCTTCGACCGCAACGACACATAAGTCATCGCAATCAGATTGCACAATGTATCAATAAGGTTAGTTGTAGCCTGACCACTAGGCATGCCACCTTGACGCCCACTCCAAACTCCGTCGGGACACACGAGGTCAGTAGAACAAGTTATGTCTTCCAACACATCCATCCTACTACTTAACTCTGGTGAGAACCAAGTTCGCAAGACACTGTACGCCGCGTGGATCAATTTCGGGTGCAGACTAGAATCAAAACTGGAATAATCCAGTGATATAGGAGCTACACCTATCTGACTCCCATGCTGTAGAAGGTCAGTCATGGCATCGTCAACGTCCAAGTCTGTCTTCCAAGCTGAGAAGCCCCTTAAACTCCGCAGTGCATCCAAAACTGGATGTAGGATGGTAGCACCTAATATGGTGTCGGCATGATCGAACATCCATACCACTCGTTGCTTTGGTGTTTCATGAAGTCCACGTGGTTGACCTCGCCAACCAAGCACACTAGGATAGAGGTCCCTTGCGTCCTTGAGCTGCTTCGCTCTCTCTAAATAATCAAGCGAATATTTCTTATCCCTGGTAAACCAGGGTAAACCCGCATTCGTGTCTTTGGGCATAAGATCCCAAGCTGCGGAAAATTCAATGGCCTTGAGCGTGCCTGGTCTGACTAAGGCACTAACTCGAAGACTGGCTTCGCGAAGGACAGACTCAGAGCCATAAAAGCCCTGTTTCCAGTAAGCCTCCACGTCTTTCTTTCGCTCCGTAAACGGTAGCATGATGGAATATGGGCCAATCTTCTTGATTTCACGCGTGTCTATCTCTCTAAGTTCCGGGAACTGGCTTTCCCCGATCGCACGTTGGCATCGTGTGAAGATCTCTTTTCGTTCCGCTTTTCTATAGAGCGGAGATCGGAAATCAACTTTATTACCAGTGGTAACACGCCCAAGATAGCCGATAAGGCGACGGACAACCTCGTCATCCAACTGTAGCTGTCCGATCGCTTTTCTGACGACATTAGACATTACCTCGCTCCACGCTTAACGTCTTTTTCTTCTTGTGTTTTCGCTTCTTCTTTCCAGAAGTAG